CATATAGATAAGGGACTGCGAGGTCCACGATGTTGGGACTGTTGCACCCTGCTCTGTCATTAACGCTTGACTTGTCTGCAACATCCTTTATAATCGAACACTTAATCAACAACATAGGACTGCGAAGCCCATGAGATGTAAAGCCTGCAATGTCGAACTCAATAACTTTGAGTCAACACGGAAAAGTTCTGTTAGCGGAGAGTTCTTAGATCTCTGCAACAGTTGTTACAAACATGTAAACTATGACATCCAAGCTATTGAAAGATATGACTTAATGGATGTTGAAGATGAGGTTGACAGCTACGAAGATTAATGTTACCCTCCTATATAGACTATGTAGCTTTAACGCTAAATAGCTAAATAGTTCTTTAAGGTTTTATACATAGACTGTTAGAGACTATGTATACATAGCTAAATAGCTAAGTAGAGGTTCTATGAACGGTAAGATTCCGACAGTACAGCGTTGCCCTCTCAATGGAGGCTTGACCGGTGAGTCAGCTTACAAGTGGGCATTGTTCATTGCAGATGAATATTCGTTTGACTCTGATGACCCGTTGCTGTACGATGTATTTAAATCGATGGCAGAGTCGTTAGAGCCTTTGAAAGGCAAAGCAACTGTGGCATCGTTCCACTCTAACAAACTGGAAAAGGAAATATTGAAATGGACTCAGTCTACGGATTAGATAACGTCAGCACCATCATCTTGGTCAGGGAGCTGGATAAGCGGGTGTTTTATTATGACGGTGAAGATGACTGTCTGTGCAATATCACTGAAGAGTCTATCCAGTCGCTGAAAGAAGCGTTACAATCGGTGTTAGAAGAATACACTGATGTTGTATTACAAAGGATACAAGATAATGATTGATCAACAAACAGGCTGTGATGACAACTACGATGAAGCGTTGCAATTCTGCATCGAAGAGATCATTGAAGAGATTCACAGAGTGAAAGAGCTTGACAAACTGTCAGTGGAGTCAATATACTATTCGATGTTCGGTCAAGAGATTGAAGCCCGTTATGAAGAATACCTAAAGGAGCTACAGGTATGAAACTTCCGCACAGTTTAATCGATAAAAAAATTATGGTGTTGAATGGGCCTATAATTCCCGGACAAATTGATCCATCAGCGCTTGAAAGAGTTGAAATAAATTATTTGGATAATGAAATCAGTATCGCTCGTATGCGTTATCCAAAGTCCTATTTAGTCAATCATCTGTCTAATATGATTAACGAACTAAAACAGGACATCATCGCTTTAAGAGCGCATATTTCTTACATTAATTGCGAACAAGAGGACGCATTATGAATAAAATCTACACTCTGGAACAGCTTAAAGAATATCTCTCAACCCTACCAATCGGTGTTGACGCTGTTGATACCATCACTGAATATGCTCAGTTAATGGATAATCGAATGGACTACATCCGCAAGCGTGTTGACACAGCCGCTAAATTGCTCGGTCAAGATTTGATCACGGAGTCAATGGATGAATATTGATGTCAGAACAGCCAGAGCGATGACCCCATTGTTGGAAGAAGCTTTAGAGCATCTCAAGAAAGCCAGTGAGCTAATCCACGACACCGGGGACATCGAAGATGACGAGTTAGATAATGTATCATCGTTTGTTGCAGGATCTATCAAGAAACTAGACTTTTATTTAGGGAAACTTTGATGGCATTTGTTGATACGCATACAGAGTGTCCTAAATGTGACAGCTCCGATGCATTTGCAATTAACGATAACGGTTGGGGTCACTGCTTTAGCTGTGGCTCTAACATCCCACCTGAAAATTCAGGGATAACAGCAGAGGTAATACCTATGCGTAGTAGGGTAGCATCCCCTAAACAGAGATCGTCCGATACAGGGCCTTACAATGCGTCTCAGGGCGTATCCTACAGCAATTTAGCTGTACGTAAGCTCAATATCCATACCTGTGAGGTCTATGGTGTTGGTTTAAGAGGCACTGACATGGTGTTTCCGTATAACCGCAACCAAGCCGCAAAGGTTCGTATCAATAACCAGAAACAATTCAAGACTGAAGGTGACTGGTCAGCCTGCAGTGATCTATTCGGACAGGATAAATTCCCTTCCGGGGGTAAAACTGTCATTGTCACTGAAGGAGAGTTTGATGCCATGTCTGCCTATCAGATGTTGCATCCTCAGAAGGTTGCTGTTGTCTCTGTTAGGAACGGTGCTGGTTCAGCTCTAAAGGACTGTGAAGCCAACTATGAATACTTAGATAGCTTCGCCAATGTCATCTTTAGCTTTGATGCTGATCAGGCTGGTATTGAGGCTCAGGCACAGTGTGCAGAGCTGTTCAGTCACAAGGCCTACAGTGTTGTCCCTGTCAATGGCTTGAAGGATGCATCAGACTTCTTACAGAACAATCGCTCTGCAGAGTATGTCAATGCAATCAAACATGCTGAGAGATGGACACCTGATGGGATTGTTGCAGGCTCTAACCTCTATGATGAGGTCATGAAACCTGTACAGAAATCTGATGTGGACTATCCATTCGGAGGGCTGAATAAGCTCACCTACGGTATCCGTAAAGAAGAGCTAGTCACTGTGACAGCAGGTTCAGGTCTAGGTAAGTCTCAGTTCTTACGTGAGGTGATCTGGCATATCCTACAGAACACACAATCCAATATCGGTATGATGTTCTTAGAGGAGTCAACCCGGAAGACCGGACTGTCTCTGATGTCGTTAGCCGCTAACAAGCCTCTGCATTTACCTGATGTCGAGGCAACCCAACAGGAGAAAGATGATGCTTTTCATCAGACCCTTGGTACAGATCGTCTGTATCTCTTTGATCATTTCGGCTCCAGCGATGTTGATAATATCGTCAATCGTGTTCGCTACCTTGCCAAAGTTGCTCGATGTGACTATGTGTTTGTTGATCATATCAGCATCATTGTTTCTGCTCAGTCTAACGGGGATGAGCGTAAAGCGATAGATGAGATCATGACCAAGCTTCGTATGCTGGTACAGGAGACAGGGATTGCAGTGATCTGCGTATCACACCTTAAACGTCCTGAATCTAAAGGGCATGAAGAAGGTGCGGCAACGTCACTGGCACAGCTTCGTGGCTCTGGGTCGATTGCACAGCTCTCTGACATGGTGATCGGACTGGAACGTAATGGACAGGCTGATGATGAGAAAGAACGTAATACAACGTATGTACGTGTTCTAAAGAATCGATTCAGCGGAACCACTGGTAAAGCCTGTGCATTGCTGTATAATCATTACACCGGTCGAATGCGTGAGGATGAGGTAGATGCTCTATGACAGACTTAGAGAAAGTTAATCGCAGTAGGAAGGGTGACTTCGCAGAATACTACGCAGTCACTTGGCTGTGGGACCAAGGCTTTGAAGTCTTTCAAAACTGTGGTTGTAGTGGACCTGTCGATATGGTTGCAATGAGTTCTGAAGGTGATATAATATTAATAGATGTCAAAACAATGACAACGAATGGTGACAGGATCAACAATACAAACAAGCTGAAGCCAGAACAGCTAGAGCTTGGCGTACAGAAGTTGGCCTTTAATCCTATAACCCGTGAACTATTTTTTGTGAATCATTATAATGGCTATGAAACAACTTATACTCGATATCGAGACAAACAGCAGTCACAGCTTGATCTGGATTGCAGTGACGCAGGATGTTAGTTCAGGAGAGGTGCTATGTCATACAGATCCATCAACCCTAGCTCCACTGGTAAGGGAGTACGATCAAATCATCGGTCACAACTTAATTGGTTTCGATGCACCAGTGTTGCGGACAGTCTGGAACATTGGGATACCGAAATCGAAAGCGGTAGACACGTTGATACTTTCAAGGCTTTTGAACCCCGTCATCGACGGAGGCCACAGCTTGAAGGCCTGGGGTCAGAGACTAGAGGATCGGAAGATTGAGTTTAACTTTGAGGACTTCGACAATGGCCTTACTGAAGAAATGCGGGACTACTGCATCCAAGATGTTCGTCTCACTAGAAAGCTTTACAAGTACATTGTTAAGTCTCTTAACGAATGGAAAGATCCATCGAAGAGTATACTACTGGAACACGACATCGCAGTTATCTGCAGGCAACAGGAACGTGAAGGCTTTAAACTGGATGTTGATTCAGCTCAAAGTCTTAGAGCTTCATTCATGGATCGCATGGGCGTTATTGAAGATGAAGTTCAAGCGGTGTTCCCTCCGATTGTTGAAGAGCGTTGGTCTGAAAAGACCGGCAAGAGGCTGAAAGATAAGGTGACCATCTTTAACCTTGCATCACGTAAGCAAATTGCAGAGCGGCTGATCACGAAAGGATGGAAGCCAACAAAGCACACAGAGAAAGGTCAAGCAATTGTCGATGAAGGGACGCTTGAAGACATTGATATCCCTGAAGCACAATTGATTGCAGAGTACCTGATGCTACAGAAACGTGTCGGTATGATCGACGCATGGTTGAAACATGTCGATGAAAACACAGATCGTGTACATGGAGGTATCATCACTAACGGGACTATTACCGGGCGTATGACGCATCGTAATCCCAATTTGGGACAGGTCCCTAGTGTGACCAAACCTTTCGGGCAGGAGATTCGATCACTGTGGACTGTCGATCAAGGTAATGTATTGGTTGGCACAGATCTTGCAGGTATCGAGTTACGGTGTCTTGCACACTACATGCAGGATGAGGAATGGCAGGAGGAACTATTGAATGGCGACATCCATCAGAAGAACGCTGATGCCGCAGGTATCACACGCCCTCAAGCAAAGACGCTTATCTATGCCACCCTGTACGGTGCAGGGCCAAGCAAAGTTGGCAGTATTGTTGGAGGCGGGGCGAAAGAAGGGAATGAAATCCTGCATCGCTTTTATTCTAACACCCCTAAGCTACGCATCCTCATGGAGAAGGTTTCGAAAGTGGCGAGCAAAGGGTATGTACCGGGCTTGGATGGTAGAAGAATACTGGTGCGTTCAGAACATGCCGCACTTAATTCACTACTACAAGGATGTGGGGCTATCATTGCAAAGCAGTGGTGTATTGAAGCGCATAAAACCCTACGACAACAAGGACTACCTGTACAGCAGGTTGCATTTGTCCACGATGAAATACAAATTGAAACAGAGGAGAAACATGGTGAAGACGTTGCACAGATCATGTGCGATGCGGCCTCACAAGCCGGGATTACCTTGGGCTTTCGATGCCCAGTAGATGCCGAAGCAAAAATCGGTAAAAATTGGTTTGAAACTCACTGAGAGTATGTTATAATATTGTTTTAGTCACCACACAGGAGAATGACTATGAATGACGCACAGCGTGTAAAGATCAAAGCTGACGTAATGTGGGCTTACTTAGATCGTCGTAATGAGATGTCGAACAAGTATCAGATCGACCTCTGCAATCTCTCCGATGGAGCTGTTTCTGCCCTAGAGTCTATGGGGCTGACAGTCGGTCAAAAAGAAGGCAAGGGTTACTTTGTAACCTGTAAGTCTAACAACCCTATCCGAGCTTATGATGGCTCCGGTGAAGCGCTTGAAGGCGTAGGTATTGGTAATGGCTCACAAGCTGTTGCCTTGGTCGGTTTCTACGATTGGAACTGGAAGAACAAAGCAGGTCGTAGCCCTTCACTACAGAAGCTGGTTATCTCCGAGCTTGTCTCTTTCGAGGGTGATGTAGGTGATGTTGCCGTTGCAGTAGACGACGACGAGATCTTATAATGCATCATGCCCTTATCGACGCAGACATCCTGAACTATCGTATTGGATTTGCCTGCAACAATGAAACAGAAGGTGTCGCCATCAGAACGATGGCACACTTCCTTGAGGATATGTTGCTGTTAGATCTACCGAAGGTTCAAACATGGGAGCTTCACCTCACAGGTAAGAAGAACTTCCGTAATGACATCGCTGTCACTGTACCGTATAAGGGCAATCGTAAAGGAACTGAGAAGCCTGTCCACTATCATCTGTTACGGGAATACCTTGTCGACGCATGGGCGGCCACAGTGTCGGACGGTATCGAAGCAGATGATGCACTGGCAATCCGGGCGACAGAGCTAGGAGATACTAGCGTGATCGTGAGCCTTGATAAAGACCTCGATCAAGTCCCCGGATGGCACTATAATTTTTCTAGGAAAGAGATGTATCACATTGATCCTGCTGAGGGTTTGTTTAGATTCTATAAGCAAATGCTAACAGGGGATCGTGTTGATAATATTCAGGGTGTTAGAGGCATCGGTGAGGTTAAAGCTGATAAGCTTCTAACAGATAAAAGCGAACAGGAGATGTGGGATATCTGCGTTGAACTGTTGGGTTATGACAGAGCCGTAGAGAATGCTCACCTGCTGTATATGCTTCGTACATCAGACGATGCATTTGCACCGCCTGCAGAAGCTGTGGTATGACCAGAGGAGTAAAGAACAAAGCAGGCAACACTTGGACTACCGCCAGATACTTTAGTTTCATTCGTTCTGCACTACGCAGAGCTTGGACTAAGTATCCTGTGCGGTATCAGGTGATGGATGCGGCAAAGTCTCCGTACAAAGGCACAGACAAGCGTACACGATGGGTGTATACATGTGCTAGCTGTAAGAAGACGTACAAGTCTACAGAAGTGAACGTAGATCATATCAAACCAGCAGGCACACTGACCAAATACACTGATCTACCGGCCTTCGTGAAAAATCTATTCTGTGAAGCTGACAACTTACAAGTGCTTTGTAAGACTTGCCATGACAAGAAAACAAAAGAGGAGCGTAAGAAGTGATTGATTTAAATGAAATGGCACAAGACTTTGACTGCACCCACCTGCTCAAAGAACGTGATTCAACAGCCAATGAACATCAGGTTGCTGGTGCTCATTATACGTCAAAGATGATTCAGCCTTGGGAGTTTATGGAAGCTATCATGTCTGAAGAGCAGTTTGAAGGATACATAAGAGGTAATATTATCAAGTACATATCTCGATATCCTGACAAAGGCGTTAAGATTGATGTCGAAAAAGCACGTCATTATATTGACAAATTGCTTGAGTTACTGTAAAATGGTCGGTTCCGCTTTATGTTAACGATTCAAGAACTCAAAGAAAAGTTGATGCAGGTTGATGAGGTCACATTGATTGAGCTGTTAGAGCTGACGTCAGAAGACATTATCAACCGTTGCGGAGACCTAATTGAAGAACAATACGAAACTCTGGAGAGCCAATTCGATGACAACACACCTTGGGATAACGATTGATTATGAACGGGATAATCGCCTCAGTGAGCAAGCTATTAAACTCATGCAGGACTACTACATGCTTGGTCATGAGAAGTCTCCTCAACAAGCTTTTGCACGTGCTTCAGTGGCTTACTGCTATGGGGATTTGGATTTGGCACAACGTATTTATGACTATGCCTCAAAGGGTTGGTTCATGTTTGCATCACCTGTCCTCAGCAATGCCCCAGAACCGAATGGAAAGATTGGTGGGTTGCCTATTAGCTGTTTCCTTACTTATGTGGGGGACAATCTTGATAGCCTTATTGAACATAATGGTGAAGTAGCATGGCTTTCCGTAAAGGGCGGCGGTGTGGGTGGGCACTGGTCAGACGTGAGAGGGATCAGCGACAAAGCCCCCGGCCC